TTTCCAGATCCAGCCTTACCTGCCAATCCAATTATAATTGGACTATTATTTTTTATTTCGCTCATAGCTTCTAGTATAGCATTATTTGAATTCTTTTAGAATGCCAGTCTCTACATATTCTACGAAATTTTTTCTTTGTCTTTCAAGGTCTTCTGGTTTTGGGGCATTTTGCCCACCATCATAAGGTAGGTTCATAAAAATATATGATCCTCTTTCAGATAAAGGTTTTGTCTCATGGAGAGTTCTTCCACGCATATATAAAACGTCTCCAGGTTCTAATATAACTTTTTGTCCAATTGTTTCTATTGATTTTCCTGATCCAAATTCTTCTGGATTAGCTAAAAGCCATTCAACTGTACCGTAACAGTTTAAATGAACTACGTCTGAAATATCGTCATGCAAACTTGCCCAAGTTTTATTAACGTCGTATTCTTTTGTTATCATTAAGCTATTATAGTCTGTACTTATATTGCCATAAATTTTGGCTAAATTTTCTCTTATATCTTTTAAAATAGGAAATAAGTATAAATCTTTATGAGATATATCTATTCTACTTTTTTCAGCCATGTTGTTTTCATTGATATAATTTAAAAAATCTTCCTTAGTTGGCGGATTTTTAACAGCTTTTCTTAAAACAGAAAATGGAAGATCTTTTATTTTAGTCTCTAACACATGTTTTGATATCTCATCTATCATAACTAAATGTTCTCTTTTCTTGTCTCTAGATTATTTAGAAATTGATTTGCTAAAGCATCGGCTTCTGCTACATTAAGTCTTGGAACCTGTATTAATCTAAACCTATATTCAGATTTTATTTCTTCTATAGTCATTAAAAGAGGAACCAAAGAAGGATGCTTGCAAATCCATTTTTGGTTTACGTGGTTTGCAACCACAGCAGAGTCTGTGTAAATAATTGGATCAACAAAATCAGACATCGTACATATTAAAAGAGAGGCTATTACTGCCTCATACTCAGCTTCATTATTTGTTCTTGCTCCAAGTCCTCTTGCAAACTGAGCTACTTTCTTTTTATTTTTATAAACAACAACAGCGCATGCTGCTTCCCCAAAACGTTTTTGGCCTTGTCCTCTTGAAGCCCCGTCACAAAAAACTTCTATATTCAATTTAATCCAGCTTTATATTAAAAGGAATGTTCAATTGCTTTGCTCTATTTTTTATATTATTTTCCTGCCCTTTAGTTGCCACTATATGCGTAGCGTTTAAAAGGTATCTATTACCCTTATATTCTACTTGTGTAGGAAAATCTAGATCTTTTCTTTTTACAGAAAAAAACTCATTTGCAGAGCTAACTGATTTGTAATGTCCGATATACATAACTACCTCTTAGTAAAGACTAAAGTCTTTTTCTGAGAAAAATCCTTTTTCTTCTCTTGCAGAAGCTATTTGCATAGCTTGCATTTTATCCATTAATTTTCTAGCTGACTCCGATGCTATTCTTGCAGCTAGCTCCATTGATTCAGCTATTTGAACAAGCGCTTCTACTGAAGATAGAGCCATATATTCTGAATCTGCTGCTGCGGCTGCTGCGGCTTCTCTTTCAGCTTCATTTTTTCCTATTCTATTTGCCTTGTAAACTCTTTTATATCTTGCTTCTAGCAGTTTATATTGAGCTCTAGCGATTCCCGCAAATCTTGCAGTTGTTCCATAAACATTAGAAGACCTAGCAACAAGCGATGCAATATCATTCATCGTTAGATCCACATAATTTGGATCTGGAATTTCAATATAGTATTTGCTTAATTGCTCTTGAGAAGATATCGCAGATACTAGTAGCTCTAGTTGTGGGCTAATCACCGATAACATTTGGTCATAAAATTTTTTTGTATCGGTTAAATAGTTTGGTTGGTCAGTCATCTTCTTCCTCATCTTTATTTTTGCTGAAATATGATTTTAGCAGAACTTGATAGGATTCCATTCCGTGGTTCAGAAAGAATTCCTAATAGTTTTTCTTTTATCTTAGTCAAATGTTCACGAACAGTGTTTGGATGTTCGGTTATTTTTATTGCTATTTCTGATGATCTTTTACCATCAATATATCTCCATTTTAAAAGTTGTCTTTCTTGAATTGTTAACCTTTCAAACAAGGCGTTTGTGCTATCGCCTAGAACCCAAAATTCATTAACATCATTACTAAACGGCACATCTATATTAGCATACTGAATGGTATCTACGTAAGCACCTGATTTAGTAGAATCATCATTTTCTGAATCATTGTAGGCATCATCTTGGGTTATAAGTGGGAAAGATTTTCTTCCTAATTGATCAATTAAAAGAGTATCTACATTCTTTTTTAACAGATATAAAAAATAACTGTACAAAAATGCACTAAAAGGAATAGGCCCCTTTTCTGAATCCTTCCTTTCATACCTTGTAATGCATTGAAAGAATGTTAATCTCACGGTTTGTTGCACATCTTCTTCACTACAATACCTTTTCACCATGTATAGGATACCGTTAATGCACTCATTGACATGTTTGTAGCCAGCTTGGTTTAGTTTGTTTTTCATCAGCGCAAACCTGACGTAGTTGTCTTTAACAAAAAGAGAAATAAATCTTCTTATATCATAATCATTAAAGCTATACTTGCCTGCGTGCAACATTGTCACATACTTAGTTAAGAAATTATTAAAAACTTTGAGCAGTTCTTCTTGCGCTTTTTCTGACCCAGTCTTAGCTTCTGCAATCAGAGCCTGCATTTCGTCTTCTTCTAGATTGTAATATTGCTCTTTATAAGAAGCCATTACTTACCTTCCCAATTTAAAATTCTTGCAGCGTATTCGCTACGTATATCTTCATAAAAAATTACCCTTGGTATCTCTAACTCAATAGCAAATCTAATAGCGTCTGCTGAGTACTTGCTGATAATAAAAGTTAATTTTTCAAATTCAAGCGGGTAATACTTCTTGAATCTTTTTAATTTTATTTTACTTTTGTCATCTAAGTAGCCTTTTATTTCAAGCCACTCTTTTGTTTTGGTTAGATAAAAATCTGGAGTGTAACCTTTAGTTCCTCTTTTGATTGGAAAAGTAAAAACTTTTGGCTCAAACTCAAACTTAATTGAATAACCGATTTAAGATCCTGGCAAAGTTGGCTTCCCAATTTGACCTCATATTCATGTCTAAATCTTCTCTGTAACCAGACTTAGTATGCCTGTAAGCATTGCCTTTTTTTTGCGTAGAAGATTCTTTAGATGATAGAGTAGTGCTTGCTTTTTTCGTGAAGTTTGGAGTTTTTTTTGCGGACCTTTGCAAAAAAAAATCTTTTGGATTTGCGCCTGCCATCATAAATCTGGTATCCTTTGTATGTCAAGTTAATACATTATACTTTATATTTTATAAAAAAACAAATATAAATTCAAACTTAAGGAGAAAAGTATGACAACCGCAACTAGCATTTTCAACAGCATGCGTCAGAGCATCAACGAGTCAGTTATTGACGACTTGACTACTCTTGGCTTTGCCCATGAAGACGCAATCAAGGTAGTTGTTGATTCTGACGACTTTGATATCGTTGCTTCTGGCCTGGATAATCCAGTAGCTCAGTTCTAATTAGATATAATATATATATTGGATATGGCCCCTGGGTAACCAGGGGCTTTTTACTACCCCTGTTTAGATCTTTTTAATCTAGCTACCCCTGTAGCACAAGCGCCTGACTTAGCGTGATCGCAAAAGTAGCATACTCTTTCATTTTTTGTGGGAGTAAAATTAAAATCATTCATAATTAAATTAATCTTTTCGATAAGCATTTGCTTTACATTTTCTAAATCATCTTTAGAATACTCGTGACTTTTAATTCTTCCAGATCTTAAGTAGTGCAGAGACGCTTTGATATCTTTATCAGGGAAAGCTATTGAAGCAGCTAGTGCGTAGATTCCAAGCTGTAAATTATTGTGCACATCTTTTTGTGCTACTTCACGTTTTCCAGTTTTATAATCAACTATCTCAACTGTGTTACCGACTACATCTACTCTGTCTATATAACCTATTATTAAGTAGTTGCCTAGAACAAAGTTAAAACCCATTTCTTTATCATAAACATCAAAGGTTCTTCCATCATATATGTCGTAAAAGTCTTCTAAAATTTGAAGACCAGCTTCATGTAGCTCTTGAGTTATTTCTGACTTTGGATCTAGAATATTCTTATGCTCTACAAAAGAAGACTTCATTTTTTCTAAGTCTAAAAGATCAGTAGACGATACGTGGTCTTCCAAAACTCCATGGACAATATTTCCGAAGAACAGCAGGAGCCGAAAACATTCTTGGCTCTCTTTTGATGTATGAGTAAAAATACTTTGAAGGACACATTTCATATGTGTCTATTCTTGAATAGCTAAACTCAGATAAAGTAATCCTTTGGAAGTCGTCAACTTCTTTAATATCTTTTAATATCATTATTAATTTTCTTCTATTTCTGAAACTATGTTTCCTTGTTCGTCAAATATTGTTCCGTTTTCATCCATAATATAACCAGTATGGATATTTTTATATTTACCTTCACCTAGAGCAGTCCACCCAGTATCGCCATACTCCATGAAATCGTCTTCAAGTCTTGGCCAGTTCATTTTTCTCCTAGTTTACGCTAATTACTGTATTATTTACAGTATCTAAATTATAATAGTAGCTCAACAAACCGAATAGGTCACGTAACTCAGGCTCACTAGCGTAAAAACCTGCAATACCAGATTGAATAAAAAAATTACTTTTACCATTGTCTGTTTGATATTCTATCAAAACAGTGTTATTAACAGTCATTCTGCCTATCTCTGATTTAGACATATTAATCCTCATCTACTATTGTTATAGGGTTCCAATTTGGGTCATTCATTTTTTCTCTCATATCTTTTACATATGAGTCCCAGTCTCTTTCATCCTCACTCTGCTTAAGGTACTTTACCTTGCCAGCAAAAGGATTAGATTTAAATCTAGTCATAATCAACTTACCCTCTTGGGTTCTCCAACGCAGAACTCC